ACTGAAGACTATACTTATCATAGTGTTCCTTCTGTACAATGAATGTATAGTTGGCTTTAATATTCAGGTTATCTACAACCACCTGAATCATTGGTTTACCCTTCACATCTATAAGAGGTTTAGGGAATGTATATCCTTGTGAGGCAAATCGACTTCCACGTCCTGCCATAGGAATCAACACGTTCATAGTTTTACTCTCCCAAGAGACTTTTTCTTTTCTACCATTAAGGATTTTTTTAATTCTATCTATTTTTGACTGATCTAAATCTTTCCTATTCTCAATAGGAACTAAGTGACACTTACTATCCAATGCACCCTGACGACCAACATGACTATCCTCAAGGATAACTGTATTGGCAGGCAATGCACCAAGAGCCATCATGCACTTCCAGTACATAGATGGGAATGGTTTGTTTCTAACTACATCCTCATTTGACACATAGATGTCAACAAACTCTAGAAGTCCTAGACGTAGAAGAATAATCTTTACAGTGTTACGAATACTATTAGATGCAACTGCAATCTTATATCCAGAATCCACAAGTTGTTGGAAGTATCCCATCAACTCATAATCTTTTGCAACACAATCTCTAAAGATCTGTAATGTATTGTCCTGTTTATCTTTCCATACCTGATCATACCTATCTGTAGGCAAACCTTTATTCTCTGTAAGGAGTTTTAATTTAGCTGTGGTAGGAAGACCATCGTATTGTGTTACATGTTCTTCTCTACTGATTGCATACTCTGGGCCCAGAGCCTGGTTCAAAGCTTCGTAATGATAATCCTTACTATCAATCAAGACCCCATCGAGGTCAAATATAACAAGTTTCGTCACATGTCCCTCCAAAGACGATAACCAAAATCATTCTTAGTGACTGGTAGTTTATGATGTTTCTGTGCATTCCACCCTATCAATGTCTCAGGATTAATTGCAGCTCCTTCCTCAATAATAGTTGATAGGTTACTACAGACGGTGAGATATTTATCCATCAAATCTGATCGACCAAATGCAAAGTGATCATTGATTCCATAATCAGTATGTGCATATTCACTAAACACATTCACAGTATCTAAATCATAATTGTTTAGATCACCAATATCATTATAGAAAAATTCATCCGTTCTTAATCTTACCACACAATCATACTTAAATCCATTCTCTTCCTCATACTTCTTCTTAAGATTATTAGCCTCTTCTAGACTATAAAACATTGAGATAATATTATTAACTGGATGTGGAAATCTAGGATCAGCATCCCAATCACTTTCAAATTCTTTTGGTTCCTCAAATTCTAGAGCCTTAGGCTTCCAATTCTCCTCCATGAAAGAAATCAGCTCGGCATCCCATCGTCCCCTATCTTTATATTGATCCCAGAAATATGCACCCACCCAACTCTTATCATACCAGACATGGGCAAAGACATCTACGTCCCACCCTTCCTGATAGAAATTTTTAACATGATTTTCATGACACTCTCTAAGGTGTCTTGGTTGTCCTGAATATATCAGTGCGAGTTTAGACATGATAATTACTGTTATCTTTGGCCATGTGAACAATCTTTGGTTGGAAGTCGCATTGTTCTGCAAAAACTTCTGGGAATGCATACTCAGGCCCAACTGTATGAACCTTGTCTTTATTCTCTGCGTAGAAACAATTCAGATGACTCTCATCATGCCATACTGCAATGACATTATTCTTCTCATCTTCTGTAGTACGTTTATCAAGTTCTTCCATAAGATCAAACACCTGTGGAACTCTACCACCCCACAAACATCCTTGCCAATAGATTGAGAAATCATACTCCTCAGATATCTTTGCACGTGACAATGGATTAGTTTCAAATGATCCAGGAGGTTCGTTATGTGGAGGGAACTTCAAGAAATGACATGGATGATGAACTCCAATGTATGGTTTGTCCTCATCAAATAAATCCTCTGGATCTACACTATCAACTACTGCCATATCAGCATCAAGAAAGACTAACCAATCACAATCTTCAATATCCTTTCTAGCCTTCTCTAAGATCTTGAATCTATACAGAGTTATATACGGCCAATCAAGATGTTCTTGATGATATACAATAGAGTTCTCTGGTGATTCTGGTACATCACCATCAGTAAAAATTAAATATTTCTTCTCCACATCAGGAAGAAAAAATTCCTCACATCTTTCATACCAAGCTGGGAGAAAGTTAAGATACTTATCAGTCCCAATAAAAACAACAGCAACTTTCATTAGATTACATTCCAACCTTTACAATATAAATCTTTAGTGTCAAGATGTACCTTATCAGGTCCAAACCATTTGGACGGAGCAACAACATCAAGACTATTTGATAACCATGCACCCCACCATGAGAAGGATGAGTTTGCAATGATGTGACTCCTACACAAAGACATTAAACACATATCTGTATATTGATTATTCTCTTCAGATACAAGGAATCTATTATCATCCTTGAATAGTTCCTGTTGTTTACACCATGCAGGATCATCACTGAATATTATAATATTACGACCCTCAAAATGGTCTAACCCTTTAGCATAGTAATCAAGGCCTAGGTTATTATGATTTGCATGATTTGTCAAGTAGTCTCCTCTTCTAATATGAAGAGAAACAGGATCCTCCACACTATTAATCATAGACTTACATGGATCTAATACTTCAGGTCTAAAAGTAAACATAGAACGAATAGTATCCTCTATGTTTAAAAAATATTTCTGAGATTGAAAATATCCTTGTAGAGTTACCCAATCTGGACAATCATTAAAGAGTTTTTCATTAAAATAAAATGTATCCTCCTCTACAGTTGGTCTATCATGTTCTATAAATTGAACATTTAATGGATTAACTCCATCCAATGTAAACGGAATAAAGAGTTGATGATCAACCCATTCATTTTTATTTCTTGATGGTGGAAGTGCATAGTTATATCCATTGTTAGCAGCAATTCCCCTCAAAGAGGCCAATTGGAACATCTGATTTCCCAGACGGCCAAGTTGACCTAATACATTAAAACCAATCATTAAACAGCCTCAAGAGTTTGATCATGTAATACTTGTTTCTCATTAAGTTGTGAATTATAAACCTGTTGACTAACCCAACCATATGTACGACCAATACCTTCTTCTAATGATACTTCATAATCCCAGTCAAGCACTTCTCTAATCTTATCATTCTGTGAGTTACGTCCACGAACACCTAATGGCCCAGGCGTATGATTAATCTTTATCTCTTTGTCTGCAACCTTAGCTGTAATATTAATCAACTCATCAATGGAAACCATCTCTTCTGATCCAATATTAATAACCTCCTCACATTTAGAATCCATCAACCTACGTGTTGCCTCAATACAATCATCTATGTACAGGAACGATCTAGTTTGTTGACCGTCACCCCAGCAGTCAATTGTTTCACCAGATGCGACGGACGCAACCTTTCTACACATAGCTGCAGGTGCCTTTTCCTTTCCACCATCCCATGTTCCTTCTGGTCCATAGATATTGTGGTAGCGGGCAACCCTAACAGGAATATCATGGTTACGACTGTAAGCCATGTACAGTCTTTCGGAGAATAATTTCTCCCATCCGTAATCGGAGTCTGGGTTGGCGGGGTATGCATCATCTTCTTTCAATCCTGGGTTATCAGTTTCTTCCTGAATGTGTGATGGATATGCACACGCAGAAGATGAATAGAAGACTCTAGGAATACCTCTATTCATCTGTTGATTCTTAACTACAGCATCTAATAAGTTTAGATTCACTGTCGCTGAGTTGTGCATAATATGTGCATCATTCTCACCAGTAAAAATATAACCAGCACCACCCATGTCAGCAGCAAACTGATAGATCTCATCAAAAGATTCTATAAGTCTATATGGAACCTGATGAAAGAAATTACCTTGTGTACCTTTATATTCTACTACACGATTAACAAAACTCTTATCCCTTAGATCTCCAATAACAAATTCATCTGCATGATGACGATCAAACTCTGGATGTTTAAGATCAACACCACGAACCCAATACCCTTCTGACTTAAGCCTCTTCACCATATGGGAACCAATAAATCCACCAGCACCCAAAACCAATGCCTTTTTCATTTGATATAAATTCGTTGTCAAGATATTTATTATAACAGAAAAGGGGTGGAATTACCACCCCCTTGAATTTATATCAGCACCAACTCCCTCCTTTTCTAAATCTTCCTTAATCAAATCAACAACCATTTCATATGTGTCATATGGATCATCATAAAATTCAACATCCTGTTCCCTATAAAATTTCAAAAGTTTTTTATATAATTTAGGGTTCTTATAATCAAGTGCTACAGTACCATCTACGGTCTGTGCAAGAACATCGACATGTTTCTTGAACTTAGAAAGTAGTGACATTTCTCTTCTTTTTTAAAAACAATAATAGGTTTACTTAACGATTAACATGCATCGTCGTGGTCATTATAGAACGACCAGTCTCGATCTGTCAATGGCTCTATTTCAACTTCTTTATCCTCCTTTACATCCTTTTTAGGTTCATTGATTTCTTTTTCAATCATTATGGTAAATTGTATCCAGGTTATTTAGAAGCGGCCAATGCTTCCATTTTAATAAACTGTTCATCTCTGTTATAATATAAAGTATAGTTATCTGTCAGTAAATAATACCCATCAATATCCTTTCCATCATCCGTATAGCCATAACCACGAACACGTTCTTGTATACCATCTATACGAAGTTTCTTAACTCCACTTCTAACATAAGATTCGTATTTCTGGTCTAGATTAAACATGGCTTTGATGATGAATGTGTGGATACTATAACATAATGATGTTCTATTATGTATACCCTTAACACTGTCTTTATACTCTCGTTACCTTTCTTCAAACTTTATTTTACGAACTTTGCGTTTACGTCTGTTCTCTTGGAACTGTAAATCATTACCAGTAAACTGTGGGTCATTAGTGGACGGTTTATTATTTGTCATAGTAACCTTAGACAAATCATTAGCCGTCACACTCTCTCCATGAAGGGATGTCATATTTGAACATCCACAACACTGAAACTTTGGTGAACTATACAATTCCGTATTACATACTTGACATCTAATCGTTAACATTTCCGTTAGTCGTTACTTTTTCCCAATCATTATCAAATTGAACCAACCCAGCATCAGTCAAAACATGTTTGTACATTCCATCAAAGATGTTAGGTGGTATAGTACAAATATCAGCACCATATGAAAATGCAGTACTTACTTGTCTCACTCCTCTTACAGAAGCAGCTAGTACCTCAGTATCAAATACATTCTGTTTGTCAAATACATTAGCAATATCCTTAACAAGGCACAGACCACCAAAAGAATTATCATCCACACGTCCTACGAATGGTGACACATACTTAGCACCTGACTTAGCAGAAAGTATTGCCTGTGAAGGTGAGAAAATAAGAGTTACATTAACCTTAATTAATTCTTTTGATAGTACTCTACAAGCAGCAAGTCCACCTCTTGTGCAAGGAACTTTAATAGTAGTCTGTTCTTTACCAAACTTCTTAACAAGTCTACGGCCTTCCTCAACCATCTCTTCACCAGTACCCATAACTTCCATACTGATATCAGGTACACCAAGATCTATAAGTTCTTGATATACTTCTTCTGGATCTCTACCACTTTTCATAATAAGAGATGGGTTGGTAGTTACACCATCAATTAGACCAGTAGCAAAATTCTTACGAATCAAACCTGTGTCGGCAGTGTCTAGAAAAATTTTCATTGGGTTGTGTTCGTTCATATGATCTTTTATATAGTTCATTGGTAATAATCCTTCTTCATATATCGTCCAAGGATGTTGGAATTATAATATAACGGAGTTCCATCGGCAAGAGATTCCGTCAAAACATTGTTAATAAACAATTGTCTAGTTTCTTCGTAATTTACTTTACCAAGAGTTTTATGAAGACTTATTATTTCTCGTTTGAAATTGGATTTTCCAATAGCTTTAATATCGGCCTTAAGTTCATCAGAGCTCCCGTAGTATTTTTTCCAGTCACTCTCATACGTAACCCGTCTTTTCCCT